GCCTTTCGCGAGGTCAATTCTCTGCAATCCCATGCTGCCGTCTTGCGCCACGTAAAGCGAGCGCCCCTCAGCGGATATCGCTAACCGGCCGGGTTCAGACCCGGCTGGGACCATGGACTTCGTTTCCCCAGTCGTCGGGTCCAGGGAGCAGACGATATTCCCGCCGATCCTGTTGCTGGCGGGGATGGACGCATACAGGAGTTGTGCTTCCGCATCGTATACGAGGTCGCGGGTGGCAAGATTCAGCACAATAATGTTCGTACCATCGGGAGAAACATCGATAGCGTTCAACGCTGTGTTGTTACCCCAGAACGGGTCGTTCACCTCATGAGTCACCACGCTCCTGATGTTCAGCGTTCCGTTCGCCACGGGGCGAAAAGAAGTGGAAAGAAGAGTCTCGCGCGGCGGATGATGCAGTGAGGATTAGTGAGGAAGAGCGCGGAAGATTCCGCAAATCAACGACTTGCGGAGACGCACGGAGGAGGGGAGGCTTTTGACACAGTCTGACCAGGTGATCGCGGTGGTTCGCAGAGGTTTGACACACTTTCCACCCTCAAACGGCGGGTTTTTCAGAACTGCTGAAAGTGGGTTGAAAGGGTGTTGCATGGGGTCAGAAGAGGCCGAGTTGGCGGGCGGGAGGGGCGGACTTTTTGGCGCGGCGGGAGGTGACGAGGAGGCGATGCGCATGGGCGAGTTCGCGGACGGGATCGGGCTCAGTCTTGGCGGCGCAACGACCGGTGGCGAGGAGGGTGGCTTCGACCAGGTTGCGCATGGATTTTGCGGCTTCGTAATAAGACTCGCCGTGGTGGGAAAAGTGGGACTGAATCACCTGCCGGAGATAGGCGGGCAGGTAGGTGATTTTGGACGCCTTTTGGAAGGCCGCGGCGTCCATAAAAACGGAGGTGAAAATCTCGCGGTAACGGTCGGTCGGAACGGTGACGCCGCGGGAGTCAAACCAGGTGGCCGGCCAGAGGACAACCCAGTCCAGGAGACGGGGCCGATCCTTGGCGAAATTCAGGGGGTGTCCGGCATAGAATTTCCGCTCCAAAAACGCGAGCAACTCGTCGAGCAATTCCTGGGGAGTTTGCTGCTTCAGACGGGGCGCGTTTTTGGATCGTTTCATCAGCCGACAATGGAGTGGATTTTACGGCGGAGGGACTGGGCGTAGGCGAGGTTCTTTTTGGCCTGGCTTTCGAACGCGTCGCAGGCTTGCAAAGCGTATGGAACGTCGTTGCGATCGCAGGCCATGGTGAGCTTGTAGCCGAGCTGGCAGCGAACCACGTCAGCGCCCAGAGATTCGGCTACGGCCCGGAGCTTCCGCTCGTCCCAACCGAGCGCCGCGGTGACCGCCTGCCGGGTCTGCCAACCGTGCGAGACCAGGTGCGCGCGGAGCTCAGCTTGCTCGACGGCCGTGACGCCTTTTGGAAGGTCGCAAACAGGAGCGGAAAACAGGTTAGTTTGGGAGGTCATTTGAGGGCCAGATCGGGTTGAGTGGGGGAATGAACAACCGCCCTGTAGATGGCCGGGGAACTATTAAATATCCACCATATTCCATCACTGAAGCGGCAGGACATATACCGTTCGTTTTGGTACCAGTCAAAAACGCCAGTCGGCGGGAAGTAGACTTCAACATCATACCGACGCGGGTATTTTCCAGTGCCAGTTGCGCACCACATTCCGTCTTCGAGGATGTGGTCAGGGAAGCACAATCTATGAGTCCGACGTGTGGGATCTTTCCATCGTAATTTCATTGGATCAGAACGGGCAGTTGCTTTCTTCCATTACTTCGGCGGCGTCGGCCAGTTCGAGCTCGGCGACGACGCGTTGCAATTCCTCTTTGCGCTCGTTCCGGGCCTTGGCCTGGCGGCGAGCGTTGAGGGTGATCATGAGCTGGTCGAGCTGCTCAGTGCTGAGGTCCTCGATGGTGCGGAGTCCAGCGGTGAGGTGGAAGCGATCGCGCGCGAGCGCGAGGATGTAAGGTTCGCCACCGAGCTCGTGGCCGTGCTTGCGGACGAGCCAGAGAATACGGCGCCGGTAGCCGGGCTCGTCGTTGTCGACTTCGACCGTGCGCCCAACATTGTCGGTGAGCCGGCCGAGCGCGGCGTAGACGGCGTCGATGTCGCGCGAGTTGTCCAGGTCATTGAGCGAGTTGACCGGGCGGCCGACGGCGGAGCTGATGACGCTGAGCCGAAGCTCGCGGTCGGACTTGTTCCAGCCCTGGGCGCGGCAGGCGGCCGGCCAGCGGTCGACCAGGATGGACATGCGTTGTTTGGTGGTCATGCGGCAAGTAGTTTGTGACCATCGGTTAGGTAGACGCCGGCTCCAGCGGAGGCCGATCGGAGCCACAACTCGACAGGCTTCGGCAACGTCCAGAGGCCTTGATACCCACGAACAACCATGCTGTAGCGGATTTCAATTACCGGCTCCAGGAGCCAAGCCCAACGGCCAGGCTGAAAGTTTCCGAATGCGATTTGCTCCTCTGCAAACATTCGGAGTCTGGCGTCATTGCTATCTAGACACCGTTGCAGCCCAGGCAAAACCACTTCTGTTGGGTAGCAGCCACGGAGCCGCACAATCGACACGATTCCACCGAACGCAAGGTCCCCGTAATAATCATTCCAGTCTTCTTCGAAGTAGCGGTCAAAACACGGACGAAACTTGGGACGATCTGCACCCAAGGAGGAGAGCTCAAAAACAGTGTTACCAGCGTGCCAATTCTTACTTGCGTGGATAGCAAGAAGGCCACGGTGTTTGGTTGGCCAGGAACGAGTCTCCCAGACTTTTGCACCAATCATGACGAGATGGGCCCATGGTTGATGGAGTGTTAGCGCTCTCATCATGCGGCCTCCTGGGATGCGACCAATAGGACGGGCGGGACGGATGGCTTTACCAGCTTTTGCAACACGGCAGCTTTAGCGGCGCGGGCCATGGCTGAAGTGTCCGTATCTTTGTCCAGGTGGGCAAGGCCGTGAGTTACGGTGCCGTCGTCGCGGCGGAAGATGCGCGCAATGATTGGCGGCGCGTATCCGTAGTGGTGATGGAGGATGGACCAGGCGATCCAACGTGGGAGAACTATGTGCCACGGACGTGCGCGCCCGACCAGGTCGGAGGCGCGCAGGTGAAAATGCTGGGCGACCAGCGTGGTGATGGACCGGACCTGGCGGACATCATCACGCGTCAGACCTGCGGCGTTGATGTTCATAGGCTGGCGATGACGGTGGCGATGAAGGCTCCGAGTCCGAGACCGGCCGCCACGCTGAGCGCAGCGGCCAGGAGGAAACGGCCGATCAGAAAGCTGGACCGGAGAGCGGCGCGACGTTTGCGGTCGCGATTGATGGCGGAGACGTCGAGGAAGTATTGCATACGCTCAGCGTGATAAACACCAGGTGAGGGTGATGGACGCGACTAAGCAGAAGGCTAATAGGGCGCGCCACTTGGTTTTGGTCGACAGGTCGGCCCGGATGACATCAAACGCGAGAATGAACAGGACGGTCGAAACAATCATCGCGAGGGTGAACACGGTCGATGTGGCGGCGAATTTGAGAGCGAAGAGGATAGCTTCCATAATTCTTTATTTGATTGGAGTCGGCGCGGAGAGGACAACCGCGCCACACCTGGTTAATCTTCCTGGGGTTTGGTGGACTGAATCTCGGAGTGAATCTCGTTGAGCAGGCTCACCGAGCTGGCGGTGGCGTCGACGGCGAAGGCGGGTGTGCGCTGGTATTCGACGAGTTGGGATACATTCATGCTTTGGTTTGGTTGGTTGCGGTGGTGGCGGCGCGGTGAGGACACCGCGCCCTACCTTTAGTTGCTGCTGAGTCGGGCTTCGAGGATGGCCATTCGTTTGTCGATGCGCCTAAATTCGGCATTGGTGCGTTTCGCGGCGAGATCGGCTTCGCGCCTGGCGGCACGGATGGCACGTTCCGACTTGAGGTTCACCACGCGCCAGTCGGCCATGACTTTGCGCTTGGCTTTTTTCAGGATGCGGATTTCGTCTTTGTAGGCTTTGGTCATATCCAGATTACTCATTAGGTTCCTTGGGTTTGGGTCTTGGGGTTGAACTCCACAGCGAGGCCGAAGCGTTCGCGCATCGCGTTGGAGAAAAGGTTGAGGTTGATGCGCCAGGCTCCGCGCGGCATGCCTTCGAAGGGGCCGGCCGCGTAGATGATGGTGATTAGTTGATTGATGTCCTCGCGCACGAGGCCGAGGGCGAACTCGCGGACCTGGAGCAGGGCGTGAAAGACGGACTCGGGCAGGAGCCGGGAGCGCTTGGTGCCGGTGATGGTGTCGGTGATTTGGAGGCGGCAACCGTCGGCGGTCTCGATGGCGACCAGGTTGTGGTGCAGCATGGCCGCGCCGAGAATCATCGGCGAGGTCCAGGAGGACGGGTCGAGCAGGGTGAGGTCGCGCTCGGTGAAGGCCCGGTGTTCCAGGTCGGTGACGCGATCTTTCTCGCCGGGCACGAGCGAGAGCCAGAGGGATTCAAGCGCGGTGGCGAAGTGCGACCCGGCTTTCAGTTTGACGGTGGCGGTTTTCATGGGTGGCCGATGAACTGTTGGAGGATCTGCTTGTCCTGGGGACGCGGTCCGAGGCGCAGGGTATGGGACGGGAACTCCATTAGGATCACCCGGCTGTCGCCGGTGACGATGCAGTAGCCGGCGGAGAGGGCGACGCGATAGCGCGGCAAAGCGTCGATGTGCTGAACGTCGCGGTCGAACAGGAGGACCTGCTCCGGGCCGTCGCCGGTCGGGTGGGCGAGGATGATGTATTTGCGGATGGGCAACTCGCGGTCGGGCCCGCGCGCGGGAACAGTTGACGTTGCTGCGCCCGAGGACGGGCGCACTCCGATGGAGAGAGCCGAGTGCGCGGGCATGAGGGCGTCGAAGGCGTTCATCATGCGACCTCCGGGGAGAAGCGGTTGAACAGTTCGCGGAGGCGGGCTTCGCCTTCGCGTGGGGTGCGGCCTTTGGCGGCTGTGTGCGAGGAGTAGCGGGCGCCGTCCGAGGTGGACCAGGAGAAGTTGGTCGCAAAGAGGCGCTGCGTGCCGGGCTGATCGTGGGCGGTCTTTTTGATTTTCATGGTTTTTGTTGATGGGACGGATAGGACAAATGGGACGTATCTTACCTTGACGGCGTGCGGTTCATGGCGCGGAGGGCGCGCTTGATGGCGTTCTCGACTTCCTTGCTGTCGGCCTTCTCGGTCTTGCCGAGGATGTGGGCGACGCGGGCGACGAGAGAATACGCGCCGAAGCGTGTTGCCTCCTCGGAGATGCGTGCTAGTGAGGAATCCTCGTTCTCGAACTGCTTCGGCGGGAAGAATTTCTTGGTGTCCTCGGGGCTGATGACACTGAGGCGGACCACGGCGTGGGTGCGGCGGTCGAGCTGGGCGGACTCCTCCGGGTAGTAACGGTTCCACTTGTCGTGCTGCGCGGCGATGGCGCAGAGGACCACGACGAGGCGTGTCTTGTTGAGGAGCAGCTTGAGACCGTTGATGCCGGCCGGGCCGAAAAATTCCGCTTCGTCAATTACCAGCACGGTGCGCTGGTTGGCGAGGAAGTCGATGAGCATGTCCTCGATGGCGGAGGGCCGTGACTCGTCGTTGAGACGGCAGCCGAGCGCGCTGGCCAAGTCGTGGAGGACGGTGAAGTAGCTGCGCTTCCAGGCTTCGCGGGACTCGACGACTTTCGCCTGGCACTTGGCGCGGAGGTACGAGCAGAGGTTGGTTTTGCCTCCACCGGTCGGCGCGAGGTACTTGACCAGGCGCTCCGGGTTGCGCTTGGTGGTGGCCTCATCCACGGCGGTCTTCACGGCGCGGAACTGGGTGAGGTCGAGCATCGTCGTGGACGAGAGGCGCTCGGCCTGGGCGCGCAAGCGCGGGATGCTGATGAGGATCTCCTTGAGATCATCGAGCAAGGCGCGGGCGGTGTCCGGCTTGATGCTGTCGAGGTAGGAGTCCGGCGCGGCCGGGTCGATGGCGTCGAGGATCTTGCTCCACTTGCCCGCCGAGAACGGCAGGTAGTTGCGGACGAAATCCGCGGCGGAGATTTCGAGGGCCTGCTCGGCCTTCAGTTGTTCGAGGGTGCGTCGGTCGTTTTCTGCGAGTTGATACTTCATTTGCTTTTGTGGGTTCTTACCAGGTGTCTTCTTCGGGGTTCACCTCGCCCGAGCGGGCGAGTAAATCAGCGGTGTCGTCGTCGAGGGCGGCGGGCGGCGCGGTAGGGACACCGCGCCCTACCTCTGCTAGCACGCGGGTATTGTTCGCGAGCATCTGCTGCTTGGCGGCGGCCTGGTCGGAGTGGCGGAGGTTCAGGCGGACGCGCGCGGCGGCTTCGAATTGTTGCTGCGCACCCATGAGCTTCTCGATCGCGTGCTCGTCCGTGCGGACCGCACGCACGTAACGCGGGCAGGCCGCAACGAATTTGCCGGACGCGTCGTAAGCCACCAGGTGCGTCGGGGCGTAGGGATTGACATACGCGGTGCACTTGGTTCCGTTCGCGAGAAACGCCTGGCTGCGGAAGTCGCGGGCGTAAAACTCCAGCGGGTCGGAGTCGATCTCGGCGCACTCGAAACGGAACAGACCGCTCTTGACTTCCAAAGGATCGGAGAGCGCGTTCTCGGGTCCGACCAGTTCGGACATCAGCTCCAGCGGCAGCTTCGTCATGAGGTGCAGGTTTGCGCACTTCACTTCGTGCCGGCTGAGCCGCATGGTCTTGATGAGCGAGCGGTCGGCATCGAGCATCGACTTGACGACAGCCTGCTGCGTGTCCGGCAGCGCGAGGAAGTTCTGCCAGGGGAGCCAGGGCGAATCCTGTCCGGCGATGGCGGGCAAGCGCCACACGGGCTGCACGAAGCCGAGTTTATCCCAGCCTTCGAGCTGGTGCTCACGCGTGCGCGCGATGCGGTTGACGGCGTCCATCGCCCACTCGCGCCACTGCTGGTAGGTCGGGTAAGGGAATTGCAACTGCGCGATCTGCTCGGCGCTGAGCCCGGCCTGGTCGGCGGCGCGGAACACGCGGGCGGTGTATTGCTCCGCACCGGCGGACGGGGTGAAACCTTCGGGGGCGTCGTCGCGACCGCGGCCGGTCTGGGCCGGGAGCATGGCGGTCTGGTTGTCAACCATGGCCCAGAAACCTTCAACGAGTTTCTTCGTGCGATAGTTACCCTTTGACCGCCCTTCGAACTGGCCCGCGTGCGAGGGCTTGCCGAAGCGACCGCCGACGTAGGAAACAATCTTGTCGTTGCTGACGGCGAGCAGGCGGGCTTCGAACTCTTTGCGGATGGCCGCCGTGCCGCGCTCGACGATCAAGGTGGTGCCGATGTCGGCGCGATAACCGAACGTCGTCAGGAGCGACACGACGAACCACATGAACTCGCGCTCCGTGAGCTTGCGCTTCACTTCGGCTTCGTAGTCCCAGAGCGTAGGTTTGAAACCCATGTGCACCGGACAATCGCTGAGGATTTCCACCGCACCGAACCCGAGCGGGCGCATGGGTCGGCGTTGGAAGAGGGTGCGTTGGTTGAACTCATGATCGTCCAGCTCGATGAACTGGCCGAACTCCAACCCGACGCGAGTGGTGAGGACCGGCAGCCGGTGGGCGCTGGCCTTGGCGTGACCGATGCGGGCGGCGACCTGGTCGTAGAGGTCGGACTGGTAACGCATCAGGTTCGCGTAGCTCCAGCCGGACGGGTGCCCGAGCCAGGCGTCAGCCACGGGCCAGGAGTCGTAACCGGGGATCGCGGTGTATTTGCGCCCGAGTTGGTCGTAGCCGTTGGTCCAGATGCGGAGCAGTTCGCCGTGGGCGGCGGCCCAATCCTGGTGAAAATCTTCGCCGAGCTTGCGCCAGAACTCGATGAACGCCGGGCGATGCTTGATGCTCTGCTCGTCGGTGGGGCGGTCGATGCGGGCCTTGTTGCCGTCAAGGAGAATCCGCCAGTCGCCGGCCGGGTAGGTGTCGGTGCCGCGCGTGTAGGCGTAGTAGAGCGCCCGGAGCCGTTGGGCACTCGTGCCGCGTCGGTGCATGCCGGCTGCAAGGCGATTGCAGGCGGGCAGAATCTTGGGGGCGCGATGGATGTCTGACAACGCAGCCAGCAGGACACGGACGCGCTGCATCTCGTCGTGCGGGATGAACGCGGAGAGCGCGGCGGCCTGGTCGGGCGGGATGGCGAAGCTGAGCGTGGGGCGCGCCTTCGCAGGGGCCGGGACGGGTTGCGGCTGGTATGGTGTCAGATCGGAGATCATGGCTTAGGCCGAGGTTAGGGTGCTCGCCTTCAGTTTCGGCGGCGCGGTAGGGACACCGCGCCCTACCTTGTTGGCGATTTTGGCGGCGAGTTGGCCGACGGTCTTCTTGGTCTTGGCGGGCTTGTCGGCTTTGCGCCTGGTGAGGGGGCGGATGGCCTTGGTGACGGCGACGACGTTGCGGAGGAACTCTTTCCAGCGCTTGGGGGCGACGCGCACGGTGAGCATCGGGAGCGACATCTGGATGGCGTTCATCTGATACTCGGCATCGCTGAGCAGGTCTTCGGCGTGTTGGTTCTCGGCGGCGATGACTTCCTCGGGTGTCTGCGGCGCGGGCGGATTGTATGTCTTCGGCAGCTTGGGGCGGATGATGCCGTAGTCGCGGTAGAGCTCGGTCAGGTCCTTGCCGCTGAGGCCGTTGGTTAGCTCTTCGGGTTTGGTGTCGACCGTGAGCCAGGAGATCTCCTCGACATCTTTGCGGGCCTGCTCCATGAGGTCCTTGGGCAGGGCGTTTTTGGGCAGCGGCAGGGGGGCGGAATCCAAATTACCAACAGTTGGTAATTTCCCATCCTGGGGAATTTCCATGGGTGGATTGGTCTCGGCTAGCCGCAGGCGGGCGCGGTGCTCGACGAGGCGCTCGACCGCCAGCCGCATGTAGTTGCTGCAACACTGCTGGCTGACACCAGGCGCATGGTCTTCCATGGCCTGGGTGAAGTTTCCGTGGCCGACCTTCTCTTTGATTTGGTGCAGGAGGAAGCCGATCTGGATGGCGTTACCGGCGGTCTTCTGGGCGGCGCCGATGTTGGATTGATGCAGGGCATTGACCTGCGCGAACAGGTCCGAGGCTTGGGGTTCCAGGGTGATGATAGAGCTATTCATTGCTTAGGTTGACGGAGAGTGGTTGGGGGGTTGCTGGTAATCCGTTGGCGGAAATTCTCGATGGCCTGATAGAGGGCGTAGGCTTCGCGGAGGGTGTTCTGGTCGGCGTCGGTCTCCTTGACCAGGATGGCGCAGAGGGAGGTCAGGCTCTGGCTGGCGGTGATGAGCTCACCACCGAGGCGGTAGTATGCCTGGCCGGCGTTGATCGGGGTGCTGCTCATGCGAGCCTCCGGGTCTTGAGGAATTGGGCGAAGCTGCTGACGGTGACGAGCGGGCTGCCGGCCGGGCCGGTGGTCCAGGAGGTGCCGGGCTGCAGCACCAGGGCGCGGGCCTCGATGAGGTTGATGACGTGGGTGCTGACGCAGTTGAGCGCGCGCTGGATGTCCGTGCCGGTAAGGAAGGGCTTGGTGTGACCGGGCGGCAGGAGCAGGGTGAGCGCTTCAAAGTCGGTCGGGTCGGTGACCTTGGCGCCGTCCAGGCGGGCGAGGTAATTGTCCAGGGAGCGGCGGAGGATGCGGACCTCGCGGTGCAGGGACCCGAGGCCGATGTGCCAGGCGTGGCTGACGCGGCCGTCCTCGATGAGGGCGAGCAGCTCGTCCTCCGAGACGTCGACCAGGTGCTTGGCACCTTCGATGCCGACGGTCGGCCGGTGGCGCGGGTCGCGGATCGGGAGCTGAGGTTGGGCGGCGGGGGAGTTCAATGGGTTGAGGGTTGAGGGTTGAGAGTTGAGGACGATTTGGCGTGGAGGTGAGCAATGGCCGCGCGGATAGAACGACCCACAGGCCGGCGCAACTTGGGGTTCCCCGCCAGGCACACGGCGATGAGCCCGCGGGAAACTTCGCGGGCGACCAATGCGTAGGACCGAAAGAACTGCTGTTCGTCAACCGGGCGACTGGCGAAAGTCGGGTCGGGCGTCGTCAGATCAATAGTCCGACGAGCGAGGTCGTAGCAAAGGAGTTTGAGGGTGTTATCCACAGGTTGAACTACTTTGAGGTTCGCTGAATAAAGTTGAACTCAAACTGACGGCAAAGCTTTTCGGTGGACGTCAACTGGTCAGCGAGATGACGGAGCTGGTGGACTTCGGCCGGGTCTCCGCAGATCTCAGCGAGGCTGCGGTAGATTCTGGCGCGGCGTAGGTTCGGGACGTTGGCAGCGCATTCCAGGACGAATGCGATGAGCTCTTCGTGGTCGGTCATACGTGGGAGAACAGGGATTTGTGGAGGAGGTTGCGGATGCGGTGGGCCTCAGCGCCGTTGCGGCAGCCGCGGACGGCGTTGTAGACGGAGCCTACCGGCAAATTATTGGCGAGCGCCCAGCGGCGCAAGTTGCTACCCCGACGCAGGAGAGCCGCGCGGGCCGCCAGGTAATCGAGTTTTTGTCTTGCATCTACCATACAAAGTTGTATAAATCTGAACAAAGCTTATCCGCTTCCCGACGTGAGTCAACAACAAAGTTCAACGAAATTCAGGGTTTTTGCGCACCGGTTAAAACACCGGATGTTGCGACTGGGGTTACAGAATAATGAACTGGCATCGCGTCTCGATATATCCCCGAGCGCGGTGAGCAACTGGCTGAAAGGAAGGAACGCGCCGATTGGCGCGACATTGAGACAACTGGCAACCGAACTGGGCTGTTCGATCGCGTACTTGCACGGCGAGGAGGCGGAGCCATCGACGCCAGTGATGAAAGAGCAGGCTCCCCCTTGGCCAACCCCGGAACACCAGGCGCGCATCAGCCATATGCGCCGGGCAGCAATCGACGAGATCCGGGAGATCCAGGACCGAATGGCGGCACTGGAACGGATCGTGGATGGTATGGCGGCGACTAGCTCAGCCCCAGGCTCGGCGGGAGCCAATCTGAAGGCTGCGCTGGATGCAGCCGAGGACGAGGCGGATGCCGAGGCGGAGGGACTAAAGGCCAGGCATCAGCGGCACAGCGAAGGGCATGGGCCCACCGGTCCAACTCCTGGGAGAGATCCCGGAGTTCGGAAGGGGTGAGGACGGAGGCAGTGATACGGAGCTTTGGGGGTAGTGCAGACAAGGGCATTGCAAGGACAGGGGACGAATGGGCCACCGCAGTGTCTCGGGGTTTGACAGTAAGGTGTCCATAGGGTTTACACAGCGCGGACCCGGCGCCCACGCACTCAGGCACCGCCAAGCGCCTTCACACATAGCCACCGAGCCGCGCCAAGGGGCGCGAAGCAGTGGTCTGGTGTGATCAAAGTTTGGCGGTTTCGAGTGCCAGGCCACAGTCCGCAAAGACTGCACGCAAATCTTATACCGGGAGCAACGAGAGAAGAGAGTAAAAAAAGGAACAAGGCATGAAAATATCGAAGGCGGTTTTGGTGGTGCTGGGGTTGCTGACGATCTACGCGTGGATGTCGGCGGGGGATCTGAGCGCGTATGACGCGACGCTGGACGCGGGCGGGTCAGTGGCGCGGGGGGCTTACGGCTGGGCGTGGCTGGCGACGCTGGTCACCGGGGCGGCCGTGGCCTGGACGCTCTACGTGCACGCGGTGAACCGGCCGCGCTGCCCCGAGTGCCGGGGAACAGTGCCGGCGGAGGCGAGCCGGTGCCGCCACTGCGGGGTGGCGCTGGAGCGGCAGGATGAGATCAACGCCGAACCGCGGAGGGCGTGATATGGGACGCCATCCGCAGTTGCAATTCCTGATGTTGTTCGGGGAGCTGGTTATGCACCTGCTCTTCGTTTGGCCGGCGAAGCTGGTGCGCTGGGCCTGGCAGCGGACCCGCGCTTGACAGCGTAGACTGGATGTGGTTCGATGACGGTCGCCTCAACCCCTGAGCCGGGTTGAGGCTTTTTCGTTTTGGTGCGGCGCGGTGAGACACCGCTGCCCTACCTGGTGTGCGGCGCGGTGAGACACCGCTGCCCTACCTGGTGTGCGGCGCGGTGAGACACCGCTGCCCTACCTGGTGTGCGGCGCGGTGGGACACCGCTGCCCTACCAACTTCGCAAGGTAGGTAAAACCCGAGAAAATAAGGCGTCGCCCATGGTGGGGATGCAACCCCATTGCACCTGTGGTGCAATGGGCATCGTGAACTTACAAACGATTCTCGGGCTGCTTCGGCACCTGCTCACTTTCGGCGGCGGCGCCCTGGTGACCGCCGGTCTTTCCTCGGACGGCCAAATCACGGAGATGGTTGGCGCCGTCATCACTTTGATCGGCGGCGGCTGGTCCATCTGGGAGAAGTCGCAGGCCAAGAAAGCCGCAGCCCAAGCCGCGACCACAGCCGGACTGATTGCGATCCTCGCGTTCGGCGTCGCGGGGTGCGCGTCGATTGATCCCGGTGCGGATAAGCTGGTGGTCCGGGTGGAGCAGACCCAGACCGTGGCGGGCGAGACGTTTGACCTGGTGCTCACGGCGGATGACCTGAATCGTCCCTTCTGGCAAGCGAACGCGCCAGCCTTCCACGAGTTTTGCGAATGGCTTCGGGCGCCCATCACCTACCAATCCCCTGAGTTCGGGGCGACCAACATCGCGCGCGTGCTGATGATGCAGTTCCAGCTCGACGACGTGAAGCGCGACTACAAGGCGAGCCGGGCCAGTTCCAACGATCTCTATACGGCGTTCATCACCATGAAGTCAGCGCTCACCCAGGCGGAAGCCTGGCAGCAGGTGATTAACACCAGCGGCCCGGCGCGGTGAGGACACCGCAGCCCTACCAAAAAACACCAGACACACCACACAATTCTATGGGTTCAGAGATTGTCATTCTGCAAACGGTCCTCGCCATCCTGCCCTACGCGCAGACGGGCGTGGAGAAACTGATCGGGTTTGTCCAGGCGGTCCGCAAAGCGATGCAGCAGTCAGGCGAGTGGACCCCGCAACTGGAGACCGATTATCGCGCGGCGCTCTGGGCCAAGACCGGCAAGAAACAATATCAGCCGGACCCGAAGTAAAGGCCGCGAGATGAATCAACCGCCCGCTGAAATCGCTGCCTGGCTCGCGTGCCTGGTGTTTGTGATCGCGTTGTATAACCAGCTCGCGAAAGCGAAGGCGAACTTCAACGGGACCGCGAAGCGGACCGAGGTGTCCAACTCCCCATTGGAAGTGCGCGAGTCGCACGAGTTCGCCACGGAGAAGGATTGTCTCCTGCGAGCGGCGGCGCTGGAGAAGGCGATCGAGATCCTGCGGTCCGAGCGCATCCAGGACATGAAGGACGCGGCGCACAGTCGCAAGAGTCTCTACGCCCAGATCGACCAGGTGCGAAAGGAACTCTCCGACAAGATCGACTGCATGCCGGACCGCGTGATTGCCACCCTCAAGAATTTCGGCGCCATCGGGCACAGCAACAACTGATATGCTCACAACCCTCACCCCACAACAGCGCGAGCAGGTGCGCTACTCACTCCTGCGCTACGGGCTCGGCTACATGACGACCGGCCTCGCGCACCAATACCTGGTCAGCGAAGGGCACCGCGGCATCGCGCGCGAGCAGGTGCAGCAGGAGATCAATTACCTGTGCGACCCGGAGAAAGGATTGATGCGCGAGAACACCAAGCTGGTGTCGCCCGAGATGGCGACCTACAGCACCACGGCGCTCGGGCGGGATCTGCTGGCGGAAGCGGGCCTGGAATAACCCAATGCGCAAGACCCGATCAGACGCGGTCCTGATGAACCTGCCGGAAGAGCAGCAGGCGAAGCTGGCGGACTGGCTGCTGAGCGGCGTGCCGTATCACGAGGCGAAGGTCCTCGTCGAAAAAGAATTTGGAGTCACGGTGCGGTCGCTGAACACGTTCGGCGTGTTCTGGCGTGAGGTCTGCGCCCCGGCTTTGCTGGCCCGCCGTCGTCGTGCGGTGACCACGGCCGAGCAACGCGCGGAGGAAGCTGACAAGACTCCGGGCCGGTTTGACCAGGCCACGCTCGATGCGATCAAGCAGCGGGCCTTCGAGCTGTCGGAGAATCCGAACTCCAACCCGAAGGATGTGAAGGCGGTCCTGATGCTGGTGCTGAAGGCGAGGGACCAGGACATCAAGCAGCAGGACATCGAGCTAAGGATCTCGAAATACCGTGACCAGGTCGCCGAGCGGAAGCGCGCACTTGAGCGCGAGATCAACGCGGCGAAATCCACGGGCGGCATCTCGCCGGAAACTTTCGAGCGGGTTGAAAGGGAATTAAAACTCCTATGATTCTCCGAACACTCAACCACCCCCAAGGCGATGGGCACCCTGACTACATGTTCTTTTGCCCTGGGTGCAAATGCGGTCACGGAGTTTGGACGTCGCAGCATAACATTTTAGGCGCAACATGGTCATTTAACGGCAACGCCGATAAGCCGACCTTCGAACCATCCATCCTGATCAGGTCGCACATTTGGGCGCCGCCAGTAACAGCGGAGAACTTGCCTGAGTGGCAGAAACAACCGTGGCCACAAACGAAGGTTGAGACAGTCTGCCACTCATTTGTTCGAGATGGCATGATTCAGTTCCTGTCTGATTGCACGCATGAGTTGCGAGGCCAAACCGTTCCGCTCCCGAATTTTTAGGCACAGCGCTGCAATGACTCTAACACTAAAACGAGAACGAACCGCCCGGCTGGGGGGCGGTGCAGCGAAGCGGGCTGCGCAGTCCGTGGATGCTGTTAAATCTGGGAGTAGCGCTCCAGAACCCAGCAAACTTTCCCGGCAGGAGGCTTACTTCCTGCCGTATCAGGCACGATGGATCAATGACCAGTCGCGCTTGCGCATCGTGCAGAAGGGGCGGCAGCTCGGGTTCAGTTATTGCGACTCCTACGATTCGGTGAAGAAAGCCTCGCTGCGCGGCGGGCTGGACGTGTGGGTGATGTCGCGCGACGAGACCCAGGCGAAGCAATACATCCTGTATTGCAAGAAGTGGGCAAAGGTCTTGAATCACGCCTTCCAGGACGTGGGCGAGCAGCTCTTCCTGGATGACAGAGGCAACAGCTTCAAGGTCCAGGTGATCACGTTCGCCAGCGGCGCGAGCATCTACGCGCTAAGCTCGAACCCGGACGCGATCGTCGGCAAGACCGGCCATGTGAAGCTGGACGAGTTCGCGATTCACAAGGATCAGCGCACGCTTTACGCGGTGGCCAAGCCGGTGACGCAATGGGGCGGCACCCTCAGCATAATTAGCACACACCGAGGCGCGGCCACCGTGTTTAACCAGATCGTCACGGACATCCTGGAGCGCGGCAACACGATGGGCTGGAGCCTGCACACCGTGCCCGTGCAGAAGGCGGTGGAGGAAGGGCTGGTCGAGCGCATCAACAAAGTCACCGGCCGCACCGAGACGCGCGAAGCCTGGCTGGCCCGGCAACGCGCCGAGTGCATCGACGAGGAGCAGTGGCTGCAGGAATACTGCTGCATCCCGGCGGACGAAAGCTCCGCGTTCATCACTTACGAGATGCTCTCCCAGGCGGAGGACGAAGGCGCCCGCAAAGATTTCGCGTATCTGGCGCAGTGCAAGAATCCGCTGTTCATCGGGTTCGACGTGGCGCGCAAGCAGGACTTGAGCGTCATCGATGTCGAGGAGCGGGTCGGGGATGTGTATTGGGAGCGGCTCCGCATCGAGCTGCGCAAGACGCCCTACGGTCAGCAACGCGCCGAGCTGGACCGCCTGATGGCGCTGCCGTCCGTGCGCCGCGCGTGCATCGACTCGACCGGGCTCGGCAACCAACTCGCGGAGGAAGCCAAGGAGCGCTGGGGTTATCGCGTGGAGATGGTGAACTTCACGAACCAGGTGAAGCAGGACCTCGCCTTTCCGCTCCGGGCCGTGCACGAGGACCGGCGCATCCGCTACACGCGGGACGAGAAACTGCGCAGCGATCTGCGCGGCATCAAGAAGGAGACCACGGCGGCCGGCAACATCCGGTTTGTCGGCGACTCCGAAGATTCACACTGCGACCGATTTTGGGCCAAGGCCCTCGCCGTCCACGCCGGGAACATCAAAGGCGGCGGCTACGGAGCAACACTGATTTGAGTATGAATCGAGAACGAGAATTTCACAGAACGGCAGCGGACCGTGAAGGGGTTCCCCCAGGTGTATCGCGAGTCGCCTGGGGTTGGTGCGCTGCCGTTCTGCGGAATTTCGTTTATAGCGCGTCAGGAAGCTTGACGCATGAATCTACGTCTTTTGGCGCGGAGGGGCCTTTGCAAGCCTCCTGCGCGATCTTCAAGGCACTCCCGCAAGCGGTCTGCAACTGGGGTTTAACCCTAATGATGGGGCGGCGCGGTGGGACACCGCTGCCCTACCTGACGATGGGGCGGCGCGGTGGGACACCGCTGCCCTACCTGCTGACGGGGGTAACCCGATGAACCTGGTCTCCCGACTCAAAGCGGCGGCGAGTGTCCTGGTGCGCGGCATCAGCCCGCAACAATTCCTGCGCGGCGACGACATGGTCGGCGCGATGAACGGTATGGCGGAGCCGTATCGGCAGAGCGCCTGGGTGCAGAGTGCGATCAAGAAAGTCGCGGGACCGATCGCCAGTGTGGGCGTGGAGTTCTACCAACCGGTTGCTGCGGCCGGGGACGGCCGCACTCCGGGGAAGCGGCGGCGCATCACGGGTCGCGGGATCCGGCGGATGGATGACGAGCAGATGATCGAGGTGCCCGAGCTGCGCGAGTTCCTGCGTCGCCCGATGGCAGGCTACGGCTACGCGTCGCTTGTCGAATCAACGATCGGCTGGCTGAAGCTGCGAGGGGAAGCGTTCTGGATTCTGCCGGACGAAACGCTGTTGCCGTTCCGGGACGCATCGCTACCACTCCAGGTCATAGTCGCGCGGCCGGACCGGATGCAGCACGTGGTCGAGGGCGGCAAGCTGGTGGGCTGGCGATTCACCGATGCGTTCGGGCATCCGCACGCGCTCCTGCCCGAGCAGGTGATCCACGAGAAGCTCTGGAATCCTTACGACGATTTCCGCGGGCTCGGCGAATACGAAGCGGCGAAGCTGGCCAGCGACGCGGACTTCCTCTCGGCGAAGTTCAAAAAGAATTTGATGGCGAACAACGGGGACACCGGCCCGATCCTCGTCGCCAAGGGCGGCATCCCGACGCCGGAACAGCAGGCGCAAATCATGGAGCAGCTCCGCGCCAAGCGCCGGGCCCAGCAACGCGGCGAGTTCACCGGCATCTTTTTGAGCGGCGACATTGCGGTGGAAGACCCGAAGATCCAGACGGTCGATGCCTCATACATATTAGGCCGGACCGAAGACCGGCACGAAATTTACATCGCGTTTGGCGTGCCTCCCTCGCTGGCCGACGTCAAAGCGGCATACTCGATCGGCAGCGCGTCCGATTTGTTCCAGCTCGTCTCGCACACGTGTTTGCCCGCCGGGGATCGGTTCTGCGACATGCTGCAACGGCTGGCCGTGCTGGCGTTCAAGCGGGATCTCGAAGTCTACCTGAACTGGGACGAGAACCACACGATGCAGGAAGTCCGGCGCGAACGCCTGGCTTCCATCGATGTGCTCTGGACCAAGGGCATGCCGCTCTCGGAGATCTCCGAGTATCTCGACCTCGGGCTGCCGGAGTTCGACGGCTGGGACACGGGCTATCTGCCATTCTCGGTGGTGCCCGCGGACGCGGCCGGGCTGCCGGACAAAGACCCGACGCTTGGCGAAGACGAAGAGCCGACTCCACCAGTCGACGAGGAAGAGCGCGGCTTGTGCGGGTGCGGTTGCGGACGGGATGGCGGCTACGACCTGGTCACGCGCGCCAAGGACCGCGACCCGAAGGAAGTCGCCCAATGGCGCGAGCACATGGCCAAGCGGCGCAAGACAATTCGCGCTTACGAAACCCGCGTGACGCGTGAGCTCACAAAAGCCCGCGCGGAAGTGTTGCGCAAGATCGGCGCGGAGAGCGATGGACGCATGGCGATGTTGCGGGCGATCGGCCAGCGCGCGGCGGCGGCGGACCTGATGTTCTCGCTCGCGGATTTCACGAAGGGTTTGCAGACCGCGTTGCGCAGCGTGGCGATGGACGCCCTGCAGACGGCCGGCGAGCAGCTCTATGCCGAGATCGCGAAAGACGATCCGTGGAGCATGCCTCCCGCGAAAGCGCAGCAGTTCCTGAAAGAGCGCGACAACCGCATCGCGGGCGCGAGCAAGGAAGTTTTCGACAACGTGATGGAGTCCCTGCAGGAAGGGCTTGACCAGGGCGACACCACGAAGGAACTGGCGGACCGCGTGCGCTCCGAGTTCAACAACATGAACAAGACGCGGGCCACGCGCATCGCGATGACCGAGACCAGCGCGGCTTACGGCGTCGCGCGGCAGGAAGCGATGCAGAGCGCCGGGCTGAAGTTCAAGCGCTGGCTCACGAGCGGCAACGCGAACGTGCGCGCGGCGCATCGCATGGCCAACGGCGCCACGGTGCCCATCGGCGAGAAGTTCACCGTCATCGATCCGAAGACCGGGCAAGTCGACCAGGTGTCGCACCCCGGCGATCCCGAGGGCGCGCCGTGGAACGTCATCAACTGTCACTGCGTGGCGATCGGCCAGGTGGAGGAGGCACCTGAATGACAGGCAAGATGCCTGCCCCACATATGGCCAAGCGCAAACCATGTCGCATCTCGGGCAAGCGCAAGTTCAAAACACACGAGCGGGCGCTGATTCGCGCCGGACAAATTTTGGAGAAGTCGCAACGCATCGTGCCGCTCAGCGCCTATCGCTGCCCGCACTGCTCACACTTTCATCTGACCCGATCACACTGAGCCTATGAATATTTTCCGCCGCACCATCCACTCCGAAGTCCGAGTCCTGGACGCGAAGACCGGCACGGTCGAATACGTCGCGAGCGACGAGACGCTGGACAGCTATCGCGAAGTGATCCGCGCCAGCGGCTGGCGCTTCGACCAGTTCAAGAAAAACGCGCCGTTCGTGGACAGCCACAATTACCACAGCGTGGACAAGCTCCTGGGCAAGGTGACCTCGTTTGAAGTGCGAGGGAAGCAGCTTGTTGAAACAGTCCAGTGGGCGATCGACGTGGCAACCAACACGCTCGCGCAGCTCGGCTGGAAGATGACCGAAGCTGGCTATTTGAAGGCGGTGTCCGTGGGATTCTTCCCGACCAAGTGGGTGAGCAAATGGGACACTGATCCATCCGCCTACCAGCAGCAGTTGATGGAGCTGAAGCTGGATGCGCAGACCGGCCCGCGCGTCGTCTACCTCGAACAACAACAGGTCGAGCTAAGCGCCTGCATCATTGGCGCGAACCCGAACGCCTTGGCCAAGAGCTACAAAGCCGGGCTGCTCACGGATGCCGACCTCGACATGATTTCCGCAGAGCAACGCAAACATGAAACCGCCAGCGAGGCTATCGATCCCGGACTCGCCGAACTGGCTCGGGTCCGGGCAAGGGAGCAACTCGCGGACGCAGTAATGAAGCTGGTCGCCAAGCTGTGACCAATTAACCAATAACCAATAGTCCCAACAGAAAGGTTCTCATGAAAAAGTTTCGGAAACGACAGGACACCCTTTGGATGTTCGCAACGCTGATGCTCTGCCTGGTGGCAGGACTGGCAGTCTATTCACTGATGGCAACCGGCATGCTCGGAGGCGTGCTGCTTTCGGCCGCAGCGTTGCCGTTCGGCATGCTGCTGCGCGACCCCGGCGCCGGTGAAGGCGCGGGCGGCGGAGGCGGCGGCGCCGCCACTTTCGAGACGAAGGTTCTCGACGGTGTGAAGAAATTGACCGACGGCCAGAAAGCGCTCGAAGGTAAAATCACCGCACTGGAAACGGCGGCCAATAAAAACGCGGGCGACATCACCGAGCTGCGCAAGCTGGGTCTCGGCCGCAACACACTGGAGGTGCGACAGCCCGGCCTGGTGACCACGGCCTGCGCCCGGCACCTGGCAGCAATGTTCATCCTGGGCAACGCGAAGAGCGGCCGGCTGGACTTGCTCGACGCGCAGATGCGCAGTTCGCTGTTTGACCAGATGCGCAGCGTGCTCGGCATCGAGGCCAAGGCCGCCATCACCACCACCGACATTCCGCTGCCGGACGAATACTTCTCGGAAGTGCGCGAGCTGATCAGCGAGTTCGGCGTGGTGCGCCGCAAAATGATGCGGTTCCCGATCGGTCGTGGCACGGCGAAGCCGCCCCGGTTCAAGACGCGCCCGAGCTTCGGCTCGATCGCCATGTCCGCTGCCTTCGCGGAGAAATCACCGCAGATTGATTTCGCCTCCTTGGAATCGCACAAGCTGGGCGGCATCGTCCGCGTGCCCCGCGAAATCGACGAGCAGAGCATCGTGCCGATGGGCCAGTTCCTGGCTCGCTACGGCGCCGTGGAATTTGCCCGCGCGGAAGACACGTGGGGTTTCCTGGCGGATGGCACGGCCACCTATGAAAACGTGAAGGGTGTCTGCAAGATCGCCACGGACGCCGGCAAGGTGCGGACGCTGGCAGCCGGCAAGACCAAGCCTAGCGACGCCACCAAGACCGACTTTCGCAACATGCGGACGCTGGTGAACAAGGCCGCGCTGAGCGCCCAACGCTCCGCGTATTACCTGGACAGCACGTGGGAAGTCGCCCTGCGCGAGATGAACACGGAAGCCGATCCGTATTTCTTCGTGGTCATGCCCGACGGCACGGCGAAGATTGACGGTTACCCGGTGATCTGGACGGACGTGCTGACGCCTTACGGCGAGGCCGCGTCGGTCTCCAGTTACCTCGCGGTGTTCGGCGCGCTCGATTGGTGGTGGTTCGGCGAGCACGGCTCCCCGCGCATGGACTTCAGCTCGGACGTGTATTTCACCACGGACGAACTGGCCACGCGGTTCATCGAGGAGATCGACTTCGACTACCAGCAGGTGGATGTGACCTGCGCCCTGGCTACGCCGGCGGCATAAGCGAACGAGGTTGGCGCGTGGTGAAGTCACCGCGCCCACCCTCACAATCCAAACTTTAACGAAAGGATAACATGAATACTTTCCGGCAGATTTTAGCGTGCGGCGCGGTCCTGGTTGTAGCCTTGAGTGCGAACGCGGCAGGGGACTACGTCACCAAGAACGCGAGCGGCACAACGTCCGCGACCGTTTATTTCAATGCGGAACCGCTGAAGCAGGTGCGCCTGGTCGGCGCGATCGCGACCAGCGACAAGGCGGCCAGCGTGCTGTCGATTCGCGCGGGCACCAGCTCGTATGTGATCATCAGCAACAACGCGACCACTACCGCGACGGACCACTTCCTCACGTTCACAAACGGCCTGGCCGCGAATGACGTGCTGATGCTCCAGCGCGCTGATGGCACGGCCGCTTCGGGCATTGTCTCCGCCGTGGTGACCAACAAGGTCACACTCACGTCGGGCGGATTTGGATCGGCTGTCGCGGCTGGTGACCAGATCTACAAGCTGAGCGCGGCCACCACGATCAAGGTAGGTGCGGCCACGGCCGTCTACCAGGGCGAGGCGCTCTATGCGGGCACGCGGGGCAGGCCGATCAGGGTAGTGCTGGATGGTACCAGCGCGTGTTCCCTGGACTCGGTTACCGCGAGATACGATTAGGCAGCAGTCACGTGTTGCACCCGGCGCGCCGGTTGAACTAACCGGCCGGCGCGCCACCCTCAACCAACAATAATCAATCCACCATGCCAACCGTGCCCAACCATCAAACGCCGCGGAAGATCGAGGTGAACCACGAGCCGCGTCCGATGCCGCGCAATCGCATGCAGCACCGCGAGCGGGTGCACGAGCGGCGCCTGACCAAGCGCGAGCTGCGCGAACTCATCGACCAGGAGGCGTGGGTCGAACCTGCCACCACCGAATAAATGAACGCTGGATTTTCCAACCTGAAGTCGCTGAAGGAACAGATCCTCGCGCCGGTCCTGCGGGCACAGTCGAACTATGACGCGTCTTTGCTGGAGATCGGCAAGGGCGCTGCAGGGTTCGTGGAATACTTTTGCAACCGCCACTTTCAACGCGTGGAGAACGCGACCGACACGTTTGAGGGCGGACGCGAAGGCTGGGTGCTGGAGCGTTACCCCGTCGAATCGATCGCTAAGCTGGAATACAAAGAGCACTTCGAATCGGTGTGGGTCGAGCAACCGGGCGCGATTGCCAGCGTGCTGGAGTCCGCGGGCCTGGTCCGCTTCTGCAGCCTGCTCGGCGTGCGCTCATCCCTGCTGCGCATCACCTACACTGGCGGCTATTGGTGGGACACCAGCGATACGGGCGACCAGCCGATGCCGGCCGGGGCCACGGCGTTGCCTGACCCGGTGCGGACCGCCTGGCTGCTGACGGTGCGCAAGGTCTGGGAATCGATCGACAAGCAAGGGTCGAACGTCACGAAGGTGGGCAGCGGCGCGACGTTCGTGACCGAGTCGCTGGGCGGCCTCGATGTCGTTCCCCAGGTGCGCGAGATGTTGCGCCCGTTCATCCGGTATCAGTGCGTATGAGGAGCAGGCAGGATGCCTGCTTCACACTAACAACCAATGGCCATCGTTATCAAAGTTTCGCCCGAGATTGAGAGCCTGCATCGGCGGCTGCGCGACGATGCCGGGGTGCTGGCGGCCATGGCGCCGGTGCTGCAACAGCAGGCGGAGCTGACGGCGAACCACATCATCGAGCACCGCATGAGCCAGCGCGGGCCGGAGACCTTGGGCGTGCGGACCGGGCGTCTGCGCCGGTCACTGCGCGCAAGCAAGGTCAGCATCCTGAGCGGCGGCCTGCTGGTGACGATCGGCAGCAATGTGAAATACATGGGCGCGCACGAGTTCGGGTTCAGTGGCGACGTCCAGGTCGCGGGGCACAAGCGGAAGCGCTCGGGCAAGATGGTTATTTTCGGACGGCGCCGCACGGTGCGGCAAGCGGATGTGAATGTGCGTCCGCACAAGCGGCACGTGGAGATTAAAGAGCGCGCGCCGATTCGCCGGGGCATCGAGGACCGCGAAGAGAAAATTGGCACGGCACTGAGCGATGCGCTCACGAAGTTTTACGAGGGAAGGAATATCACGTAGGAGGCAGGCAAGATGCCTGCACCACACCTAAAATGAGTTTCACGAATTTTATTCAGTTGCAGAACGATGTCGCGCATTTGCTGATGAGCGATGACTGGCTCGCGAATGTGAACATCGTCACCCGCGACCGCCTGGTGGCGGACGCGAGCACGCAGGCGGACCAGACGCTCGCGGCGGAAGTCCTCGCGTATCTGACCGAGCGCAACGGCCGGCGCGGTTGCGGCATCATCGTGGAGAAACCGAAGCTGGCGGTGACGCTGCCGAATGTGCCGGGCCCGCAAGGCGAGATCACTTTGACCTGCCTAGTGATTGAGGACCCGATGGAGAATGACGCGCCGACGACAGGGACGAATCTGCCGGCCGACCAGGTCGGGCAGCGCATCCTGGACTTGGGCCACCTGTGGGTGGTCGAGGGGCTTGGCACGTGGCGCGCGGACGCGAACGCGTTGAGCGAGGCCGACGAGTGGCGACCGCTCCGGGCTTACAACGCGACGCTGCGAATCTCGTGCAATCGCGGCCAGAGCCAGCGCGCGGGGCGCGTGGGGATTGCGCTCGGCGGGGTCAACATCGACGACATGAACCGCGAGCTAATTCTGGGCTGCGAGACGGAGAACGCCCAGATCTACTGGACGCGCGACGGCAGTTTGCCGGGGCCGAGCAACTCGGGCGCGGAGCTTTACAACGGGCCGGTGATCGTTCCGGTCGGCTTGGAAATCCGGGCGGCATCGTTCGTGCCGGACAGCGCATTAATCACCAGCGGCATCAGCCGCAAAACCACATAGGACAATTATGGCAGACGTAGTGTTACCGACAATCATCCAGGGCCCGGCGCGAGTGCACTTCGGGTCAACCGTGCTGCATGTGCAGAACGACATCTCGGTGAACGAGAACGTGGAATCCTGGACTCCAACCACCGCCTGGGGACCGATCGACGAGCGGCACCGGTCGCGCAAGGATGTGATCAGCTTCACGCCGGTGGGCATCGTGAGCGCCGCGCTGCTCGACCTGCTCTACGCGGCGCACCTGGCACCAGGCACGAAGGTGGGCTCAACCGTGCTGAGTGGCACGGTGGCGATTGCATCGCTGACCGAGAACAAAACCTACACCTGGCAGCGCGGCGGCATGACGAAAGCGCCGAACCTGCAGCTCCGTCCCACGTCCACGGCTTTCGGCAGTATGGAGCTGACTTGCATCGGCGGGGCGGCAGTGCAGCCGACGGTCGCGACGTACTGGCACGCGGCGGAAGGCGTGGCAGCGGCGGACATCACTTTCGAGGAGTCGGGCATCATCTCGGATATCTACAGCGCGGCGCTCGGCGCACGCAGCGCGCCCTACAGCGCCATGGGCGGCATGGATGGGTTTGAGATCCAGTTCGGCATGCAGACAGCGGACGTGCCCAGCAGCGACGTCGGGATCGCGGACATCATCCTGAGCGGGGTGAGCGTCGGAGCGAGCTTTGCGCCGTCGAATCTGACGGAAGCGCAAGTGCTGACGTTGCTCGGCAAGCAGGACACTGGCGCGGTTCTGCCCGGCATGAGTTACGCCAAGGCGAACGAGGACCTGGTCATCACCGGCACGCAAACGGGTTGGGTGTTCACGCTGAAAAAGGTCGGCGCGAAGCGGACGGACCGCATTTACGCGATCGGGCAACACCGTTTCAGGGGTCTTGAAATGGTGCAGAAACATACCTGGACGTCGGGTGTGAGGGACGCGCTGTTCGCGTATACGGCGCCGTAAGAACCAGAGCGGCGCGGTGAGGACACCGTCGCCCTACCTAAATAACACATGGCGCGAGGCACCTGGAAAATCAACATCGGCAGTTCGGACCTGGCCACCTACGACGACGTGGTGACGCCCATGGAGTCGGACGGCGGGCCGGTGGTGCAGACGGAGCGGCTGTTCCGCGCGGAGAACATGAAGCACTACGAGCGGGCCGGGTTCGCGAAGTCAATGACCCTGCAGGTGGTCAAGGAGTTCACGACGAACAAGCTGGCGACGGACTTCTGGCTGCACTGCGAACAGACCTGGAATGGGGTGAAGGATGTGGTCCTCACACACCAGGACCACACCGGCACGGAGACGGCCTACACCATTGCGGGAGCTTCGGTGCGGGTGCGGTGCGGGGCGCCGATCGGTGTGACGAACATAGTGACGGTATCAATCGTAGGAAAAAAGGTAGCGTGATGAGACAACCATCAGATTGCAGCGTGCGGTTTTGGCTGGCCCTCGGGGTCACCATCTTCCTGATCGCGCTCGGCGCGCGGTGCGTGCAGGGGGCGGACTTGGAGGTGCGAGTGTACAAGTTCAATAGCACCCAGGTGCAGGGGCGCAGAGTTACGATGACGTTGCTGGAGCCGGGGCCTGTGGTCGCAGGGCCATGGCTGATCCCTGGTGATGCCGTGGCTCAATACACCGACACGACGGGCGTGACAGTGTTTAGCAACGTGCTCGCGGGGGCCTACCGGTTGGACATCGCTGGGAGCCCGTCACGGTCATTCCCGCTTACAGTGCCGGACACTAACGCACTGCTTAACGTGGCCGACCTGATCAACAACACGAACGGAACCCCGAGCTTCTACACATCAGCACAGGTGGACGCACTCCTGGAGAATCTACCGACAACGGGGGGCACTACTGGGGTGGATACGAACACGGTCAACGTGCTGGCGCTGCAGGCGGCGCGGACCGTGGTGAGCACAAACCCGATCCCGGCGACGAACGTGTCCGGCAAGGTAAGCGCGGCAGCGACGGCAGACACGGCCACGAGTGTGCCCCTGGCGAGCGTGACCGGGCGCGGGACGCTGGATGAGTGGGCACTGCTGAACCCGCTGAGTTTTGTCCCACCAGGTGCGGGCGTGGACACGAACGCGGTGTATTCGATCGCGCAGCAAGTGGCGCAGACGAACATCGTCCCGGCTACGAATATCAGCGGGAAGGTGGCGAGTGCCAGCGCGGCGGACACAGCGTCGACGGCCGCAACGGCGACGAATGCGGTGACGGCGCAGCAACTGGTCCCGGTGCCAAACGGCACTAACATCCTGAGCCTGGGACCGACGAACGGCCCGGCGGATATGTGGATCGGGCTGGATCATATTGTGGATTTCAGCACAGGAGTGAACCTGGCAAAGGGTTTTGGTCTCACGCTGGCCGGCACGCCACAGTTGCCCTCATGGCTGAACTACCTGAGCAACGCCATTGCAACCTTGCCGCCGGGCACGAATGGCGGCACGACGTTCCAGCAGTCTCCGAGCGGCCACTGGTTCGAGGTGGTGAATACGAACACGCAGGTGGCGGTCATGGGCGTGACGTCCAATGACGTGACGTTCGCGAACCTTGGGCTGGCAACGAACCTGCCTCGGGCTGGTGTGGTTGGGCAGGTCGCAAAGGATAGCGAGCAGGATGGGCGGCTGGATGCTCTGGAGGCTGGTGGCGGGGGCGGCGGTAGCGCGACGAATGTGTTCGAGGTCCAATGGTCAGGAACGGCGACTAATAACACGTTTGAACCAGTGCTGACGAACATGGTGGCGGCGAACCATACGCACGCTGGCACGGCATGGGTGCGCGGAGCGGGCGCGACGAATGTGTATTTTGGGCGATTGGACTGGCTCTATTTCCGTGGTGATGCGCCGCTGTTCACTTACTCCTCGAATGTTTTCGCGGCCTCTGGCGGGCTGGGCGCGTTCGTGACGACAAACGTGAGCGGGCAACTGGTCTTCGCCTTACAGGGGGCGGCGAACGAGGGCGTGAACTGGAGTATCAAGGCATTCACTGAGTCACTGACGAATGGCTACCCGGTGGCGGTTGGCGGAGGTGGCGGCGGTGGTGACAACACGCTCACCAACGACATGGTGGCGCTCTGGTCATTCGAGGGCGAACCGTGGGTCGACTCGATTGGGACTAACAACCTGACCGAGGCAGGCACGGTCACATTCCCTTCCGGCCTGGTTGGATTGGCGTCCGGTTTTGATGCATCGCCGGATGCGCTCACTGCTGCTGCCACTGCGGACTTCATGGTAACTAATGGATTCTCGTTTGCCATCTGGGTTTACCTCAATGCGACGAATATCAACGGTCCACTTGTGGTCAAGGACTCGGTATCGGACGGGAACCGCGTGTTTGCGTCCTACTACTCAAGTGCTGGGCAAAACTTCAGGATCGCGATCTGCACAAACCTGACCGGCGCGACGATCACCTATGTCACGGGGACCACAAATAATCACGCCACGGCGCAACCGTATTTTGTGGCCGGCACGTTCAACCCGACCAACAAAACCGTGTCCTTGTATGTCGGCACCACGAACGCGAACTCTCTCGTCCTGGAGAAGGAGCAAGTCTTCGATCCCTGGATTAAGGATGCCGCCAGCGTGCCGATCCGGCTCGGCGCATGGTCAACATACCTGAACGGTAAGCTTGATGAGGCGGGCATCTGGCGCCGGTCGCTGAGTGGCGCGGATGTGACCAACGTGTGGAGCAAGGCCCTGGAAGGGAAGCGTGTTAATGAGCCCTAAGCTTCTCGCGCTCGTCGGGTTCCTGGCGCTGCTGGTAATGCCAGCACGCGGAGCGGGAATGATAGGATACCCATGCTACCGGACGATGCCGGAACTGCTGGATAGCCTGACTAACCTCGTTTCCACTTACCCTGACCTGGTGCGCTGGACGAATGTCGGCGTGACGGTGGAGAATCGGCAAATCCTCGGAGTGGTGGTCAGCAAGCAGACTGCTCCAGGTCCTAAATATCCGGTGCTTTTCACCGGAACCATCCATGCCGCTGAATTGTCCCCGCCAGAGTTCCTCGTGAATCTCGCCGAGCGGCTCTGCGCCGGCTACGCGACGAACGGCAACTACCGCTACGTGCTGGACTATTCGGAGGTGCACATCATTCCGGTGGTCAACATCGATTCCAAAGTCAAAGCGGACGCCTCATCTACCCCGCTTTCCCTGGTCTTTCGCAACAACCAGCGGGACGTTGGGTGTTCGGTTGGCGAGACGAACGGCGTGAATATCAACCGGAACTTTCCTTATGACTTTGCGCTGAGTGATCCTTGCAATTCATCTTACAGCGGGCCGAGCGCGGCTTCCGAGCCTGAGACTCAAGCCGTGACCAACTACTGCCATGCCCTGTTTGCCGACGTGCGCGGGCCCGCCCTGGGTGACAGCGTGAGCAACACGGTCAGCGGCCTGATTATCGACCTGCACACCCAGGCCAACACCATTCTCTATTACTACCCGGAGACTGGCACGACGCCCAATGATGCGCAGTTCCTGAGCCTCGCGCGCAAGGGTCGTCATTATACCGGCTACGCTATCAATTCCCTGTCTTACACCACGGGGACGATGAAAAATACAGGGTTCGGAATCTGGGGAGTGCCAACGCTCACCTGGGAGTTCGGACCAATCAACGGGTGGAGCTGCGCCAACTATACCAACACGACCAGGCCGGCGAACGAGATAGCAATTGATTATATGCTGCGGGCCGGGCGTCAGCCGTTCAATGAGCCGAAATTCCCTGAGATTACGAACATCGTGGCCAGCCTGGACGGGACCACGCTGACAATCAGCGGAGCCGCAACCGACAGCAACAACGACGCGGCCACTGACCACGACATCGCTGGCATTCGGTATTCGATCGGCCTGCCAACCTGGCACTCCGGTGCGACACCAGGCAGCTTGAGCTACACCAAGACGACCACGGGCAACGCCACTTTCACGGGCACCGTTGACGTGTCCGCGCTGCCTGGCGGCGATTACGTGGTCTATGCGGATGCCACCGATACCAGCGACCCGACCACCTATGGCATCACGAGCGCCGCAGTATTCACGATCGACGGCGATCCGCCAGTGACCAGTGTCGCGGTGCTGCGAGGGAACGCGGCGGCGATCCGGGGCAACTCTGCAGCTTGGAGGACTCGATGATTTTCCGCGCACTTCTAATCTCGGCCTTGCTGGCCTGGTCCGGCTTCAGTGCCACCTATTACGTCTCGACCACGGGCAACGACACGAATCCAGGCACGGAGTTGAGCCCGTGGCTGACGGTGCAGCATGGCGTCGACGTGGCGCAGGCCGGCGACACGGTGCTCATCCAGCCAGGCTACTACCAGGAAGACCCGGACACTGTGCGGGGTGGCACGAGCGACACGAACCGGATCACGATTCGAGGGCTGAGGACTGGCGGGCAATGGGCGCAGGTGAGCAGCTTTGGAATCGGGCACCCATATATCACGCTGGACTCCATCAGCAGCACCGGCCGGACGGCGATTGTGCTGATCAATATTGGCAAGCTGGCGAGCTACGCGCGGGTGCAGAATTGCTATATTTACGACTGGCCGAGCGGCGACTACGGGCTGTTCTGGAGCGCGGACGGGCAGGGCATTCACCAGGACACGGAGGCGGCTTGCCACGTGGTGGTGAGCAATAACGTCTTTCGGAATGGCGGGCACGCGTTCATGGAGATGTTTGGGACGAATAATCTGGCGATCAACAACTACTTCGACGACTCGAACGCGCGCGACTTCTTCCACCCGATGGGAGCCTGGAACACGTGGCGAGGGAATACGTTCACCAACTGCAACTACGAGCCGAGTGCCGACGGGTTGGTGACTGGCGACCACCCGGACTGCTTCCAGATCATGGTGGTGGGCAGCAGCCAGCCGGTGCGGGCGAGCATGTATAACGTGATCGAAGGGAACCTGTTCATCAATAACCTGGCAGCGCTGCACCAGTCGAACTCGGGGCTGAACCACGAGCAAGTGACGAACATCCACAGCATTTATTTTCGGAACAACCTGATCATCCGGTCGGCCCAGATGGCGAGCATTGGCATCCCGCGATTCTACGCGCTCAATAACACCTTCGTGAGCTGCACGACGAACAATAACACGTCGGTGCTGACCTGGAGCTACTACGGGCCGACGGATGGCGCGGACAGGGCCAGCGCGGTGGATGGCCTCTGCGCGAATAATATTTTCTACGACTGCGGTGGGGTTAGCGGTGCGGGCTGGGGTGTGCAGGCGGCCTCGACGAGCTGGAGCACGAACGGGGGGATTCCAGCGCTGAATTTGGTCAGGTCCAATAACTTCGCCAGCGGCGTGGGCAGCAACCCATTCGCGGCCAAGAGCAGCACGTTCACCACGCAGAACGCCAACAGTGTGAACGGCGGTGACCCTAAGTTTGCTCACCCTGACACCGGCCTGTTCAAGCTGGCGGCCGGGTCGGTGCTGATTGATCGGGGTGTGACTCTCGCCGGCGTGCCGAATGATTACGAGGGCAACGCGCGGCCGTTGGGGGGGGCGTATGACATTGGGGCATTCGAGCGGGACCCGGCACTGCTGGTGCACCTGGACTTTGACCGAGGCTTCACGAATGCGGGGTATGTCCTGGACGTGACAGGGAACGGCTACAACGGGATGCGGTTCAACACGAATTGGATCGTGCCAACAAACGGTGCATTCGGAAGCATGGCAGCGCGGTTTGAGACGAACTTCTGGAGCACTAACGGTGTGAACCGCTACGAGGGCTCGCAGTATCTCGCCATCACTAACATTCCCGGCACGAGGCTGGCCAGCCTGACGAATATGACGGTGAGCTTTTGGTCGGAGAGCTGGGGCAAGAGCCAGCAGCCGACTACCTACCTGATCGATGCGGCGACGCGGGGGACTCCCGTGAGCCAATATACCAACACCTGGCGCATCGGACGTGTGAACATTGCGGACATCGCGCAGATGCAGCTGCGGGTCTACAAGGCGACGACGACGAGCACGGACGGGGATGTGGTGGCCCGGTGGCCGAACAACGCCACGAGCATCGGGCGAAGCACCAACGGGCTGGAGCATTACGTGGTCACGGTGGACCTGCAGAACGACCGAGCGGTCGCTTACCTGAACGGCAGGCCAACCTACACCAATGCGACGACGATCGTTTTCCCGACGCTGGACGTCGGGCCTGGCGCACCCACGGATTGGATCAGCATCGGCGCGCACAAATACAACGAGGAGGGAACATACACTTGGGAAACGACCGGTGACGCCGATGGCGACGGTTTCCCGAATGACGCTTATCACAACGGGCTCCTCGATGACGTGCGGATTTATGAGCGGGTGCTGAGCGCGGATGAGGTGTCCGCGCTGTATGCCGGGTCGGGTGGCGCGACGGTAGCCAGTGTGCCTCCGCCAATAGGTGATCCTGAGCCGACGAACTCTCCGCCGGTGATCACCGCGCAGCCAGTGAGTCAGACGGTTTACGCGGGGCAAACGGCGACGTTCACGGTGGCGGCGACAGGGCAGGATTTGACTTACGACTGGTATGCGGGCGCTGAGCCGGTTGGGATTCAGGGCACGACGCTGACGATCAATAATGCGCAGTTGTCGGACGCCGGGGATTACCAGGTGCGGGTGTCGAATGTGGGTGGCTTTGTGTGGTCGGACACGGTGACGCTGACGGTGCTAGATTTGCCGGGTGATGCCATACCATCGGCAGTGAGCGGTGAGGGAACTATCACGGGCAATGGGAGGATCTGGTGAGCGCAAATATTGATCTAAGGGTCACGGCGGATACGCAGGGGGCGCAGGCGACGGCGGCGTCGCTGGACAAGGTGACGGCCGCGACGGAGAAGCTGGTCGACGAGAGCGAGCGGTACCAGAAGGCGCTGCGGCAGATGTCGGAGGCGCAGAGCGATGCCGCGATGGAAGCGGATATGCTGGCGAAATCGGCAGAGCGCCGAGCCAGCCTGGTGTCGAGACAAGCGGGAGCGGCGGCGGATGCGGAGATGGACCGGGCGGAGGCCGCAGGCTACGCGGCCGGCGCGGATGAGGAGCTGGCCAACTCAGTGAAGCGGCTGACGGCTGAGGATGTCAGGGGGATCGAGACGACAGTTAAGGCGACGGGAGCTAAGAAGAGCTTGTTCGGGGTGCTGCAGCAGCTCGCTCGCGAGGTTCCGATCCTGGGCGCGGCGGCGCGGATGGTGATGAACCCGATCGTGGGCGTGGCGACGGCCGCGGCGTTTGCGTTTGGCAAGCTGCGCAATGATTTGGCGGCGCTGAATGCCTCCCTGACGACGAGTGATTGGGAGAGCTATGCGCGGGTGACGGAGGAGGGTAAAAAGGCGACGGAAGCGGCGCAGATCGCGACGGCGAAGTACGCGAATGACATCGAGAGGCTGGCCACGGCGCAGGATACGGCGAGCCAGGCGGCGGACCGCTTGATGACGGCGCAGAAGGCGCAGATGTCGGCGGAGGAGCGGCTGGACGAGGCGCGGAAACGGGTGGAATTGGCGCAAGCAGGGGGCGAGAAAGACCCTGCCAAGCGGGCTGAAAGGGTCTTGCAAATCGAGGAGAAATACGCGGCGCGCAAGCTGCAACGGGAGGAGCAGACATCGAGGTATGAACGGAATGAGACGTACCGCAAGTTGGCAAATGAGGAGATCTCCGCGCAGGTGGCGGGCGCAAATCTGGAGAAGGCCAAGGAGCGCGCGGCGGCACTAGGGAGCGAGGCGCAGATCACGGAGAAGATTCGCATTGAGCGCAGCCGGTTGGCCGCGACGGAGCAGGAATTGGAGGCGAAGACGGCGCGGATAGATGAGCTGCGCGGGAAGTTTCTGCTGACGACGCCGCAGAACAGGGAGCTATCTGGGCTGTATGGGATGACGGATTCACTAGCCTTGATGCGCGACCGGCAGCGGGCACGAGTGAGCGCGTTGGAAGCACAGGCACCAGGTCAGATAGCGGCGATCCGCGCGGCGCAGGGGGATGTGAGCCAGTTCGAGGGGGCGCAAAAGGGGGCGATTGAGCGGGCGGAAGGCATCAGGCGCGGGCTGCCGACGCAGGAGGCGGTGTGGGGCGCGGAAGGGCGGGCCCGTCGTGGTGTGGCGGAATTGGGGAGCATGGAGAGGCTTGTATCTGCGGCCAATCAAGGTGTGGCCATGGAGAAGCAGGCTAGGCAGCAAGTGCACCAGAGTATCGTGGAGGCGAACAGTGAACGGGAAAAAACGATTCAAGCACTGGAGAACGTACAGTCTCACATAGAGCGGATCAACGCGCTGCTTGCCCGGCAGCAAAGGGTAAGCAAGGACTTGATCAACCGTTGATTTTATGGCCTGGACGCTGACACACGGAGGTATCACCAAGGGCCTGGATGAATGGGGTCTAGGCAGCGATCTACAGATGACGCGCGTGAACCAGGGCGCCGACACGGTAACAGTGAGCGCGCCGGGGGCCAACATGGACAGCGCGGCGCCGTTCACTTTTGGTGATGCGATGACGATCACCAAAGACGGGGTGAAATGGTTCCAGGGAAAGCTGCGTAGTGTGCATCGGTCGGGAAATGGCGAGGGGGAGGGTTTGACTTACGAGTTTGCGGGGCCGTGGTGGGATTTGGAACGCCTGGTGTTTCAGCAGACCTGGAAGATCTACAATGGGTCGGCGCTGGCTGATCAATATACGAGCGAGCTTTTTTTGGGGCAAAAAATCGATGGGGACAAGCAGACGAACGGGGCGCAGGTGGTGGAGATTTTGGACTGGGCGATTGCGCGCGGGGTGAGCCTGCAGAAGGGGACGATTGACGCGGCGGCGGATGTGCCGATTTACAATGTGCGGGACATCACGTGCGCGGAGGCGATCGTGCAAATGTTACGTTGGACGGCGGATGTGACTTGGTTCGATTACTCGACGACTCCGCCGACTTTTCACGCGAGGTCTAAGGCAAATTTGACAGCGAAATCGGTGGCGGTTTCGGATGCGAAGATTCGTGAGTTGCAACTGAATCCGCGGCATGACCTGGTGCCGCCGGCGGTGCATCTGAGGTTCAAAAACATCAACGAGATCAATGGCACGCAGTGGGTGGAGATCACGGACCAGAAGTACCCCGCGGAGGCGACGGGTCTGGAGCTGGGGGCGAGTGTGCACACGATTGAGCTGGCCGGGCTGAGGGTGAATGAGGTGTCCGCGACGCTGGGGGTGACGAGTTTCTCACCGAGCAACGCTTCGTGGTGGTCGAGCCATATTCCGTGGCTGAATAGCGACAAGATTTCGGGCCTGACGATTAGCGATGTGTCGACGGTGGACGCGTCGACGGGGTCGGGGATTTCGGGCTTGAGCTATGAGCTGCTGGACGGGCAGGTGGCGGCGTGGATGTCGGGTGTGGAGGTGGCGAGCGCGCGGGTGACAGCGACGGTGACTTACAGCAAGCTTTACAGCAGCTCGGGCACGCTGAAATTGAACAAGCCTATCAGCGCGCGGTTGAGCGTGAATGTGAGGCTGACGAACTCGTCGGGCGGGACCTACACGGCGCTGGGTAGCTATAGCCAGGGCGAGGCGGTGCCGGTGGGGCTGGCGCAGATGCTTTACGAGGCGCGGTCGGCGCTACAATACAGTGGGTCGGTGGAGCTGGTGGGCGCGGAGGTGGAAACGGGTTGCGGGCCGGGTGCGGCGCTAACGCTGACGGGGACGGCGCTGACGCTGTCGGGGCTGGCAGTGCAGCAGAGCGTGGAGACGCCGGCGGAGGGGCGTGTGGTGGCGATGGTGGGCCCGGTGGCGCCGTTGGGTCTGGATGACATGATCGAACTACTACGGGTGAACCGGCATAGGCTGTTCTATAGCGCACCACAATCGCGAGTGAATGGCGAGGCGATGGCGAGCGGGGCGGTGCAGCTCGGTCGGCAGACGGCGAATACGTGGGCGGCGAGCGATAATTCGAGCAACGAATATGCCGCTGAGGTGGCGTCGGTGAGTGGCGGTTATAACGTGGTGGAGAGCGACCCGGTGAATCAACAGGTGAGGATTTTTAAGGGGAATGGCGACGGGGTTGTGGATACGTCGGTGGGGCGGGTTTTCATCGCGCTCGGGGATTCGGGCGGCAAGGAGATCAAGCTGCGGGAGTATAAATACTGCGATGTGGATGGCTCGGGTAACCCGGTGGAGAAGCGGGTGCGGCTGCTGGGGAGCGAGCCTTACGACCCACCAGCATAGAGCCATGGCAATCGGAGGATTAGGAGCGTGCGGGTGCTGCAATAACGGGCTGGCGAAGGTCCGTTCGGCAGGGAAAATCTGGTGGGGATGGCGCAGGTTCACACTTGCGCCGTCGGTGTATGACACGGCGGGTCCGGTCTACCGCAAGATGTCAGTCTACAAGCAGGTCCAGTACAACGCCCTTTCCCACCCATTTGGTTTGGTGGCTTCGTTCACGCGCAATCGCTACAACGGATACATCACAATCGCGGATGTGGCCGAATACGCAGGCTATGATCCATCGATGCCGGTCTACACCCCGATGCCAAACGACGCGAGCATTGTGACCACGAAGACGGATACCCAGATCATTTCGACGGCGCATTATACAGGCAACGCAGATCCAACCGATTTCACCACTTGGGATGTGCGCCTTTCGGAGCCTTACACCCGCGATGAGCTTTTTTCCGACCTTGTGGATATCAGCGATTCGATGGACTGGGACGATATAGAGTGGGGGGAAGGGAAGCGAGGGGATTACGATCTCGTGACGATCCCCATGGAGGACCCCTACACGGCATACCTGACGAACCTCGGATTTAACATGCCGAACGCCTTTTTTCAGAGTCTTCCCACCCCGGTAACTCCAGCGATAAACTACCAACTATGGATGCCGCCGTATGGACAGTGGACGTCACCCGAGGGTGGATCGAGATCCTGGGCACAGGATTACTTCGTGATTCACCAATATGAGGCGCTAAACTCGACGCTCGGAACGTTCTGCGAGTCGACCAAATACATCAATTACGACACGTCAGTGGACTACGAGTGCCAAGAGAGAATAATCACCAGCCTGAATGCCCCATGGGTGTCAGGTCCTCCAACGCTTGTGCGCACGCCAAAGGACCAAATTTACGCCTACAAGTTCATCTGCGACCGGTCGAACGGAGACTGCACGGACGTGCATTGCGGATGCGGGGCGTGGTGAGGTGAAAATCCTACGTTTCAACGGGGCAGTTTTCACCGTTCCAGAGACGGCTTCAGGGCCAGGAATTGAGGAGGTTCCAGAGCCTTCATTGGAGGAGCGCCAAGCTACCGCCGACAAGCGCCAGGCTGTCTGCCTGGATTGCGACTATTACATGCCAATCCAGGAGCGCTGCAGGCTGTGCACGCGTGGAGGCAAGGGATGCCTCAGAGCGCGGCAGTTGTCGCTGGCTGGCAGATGCTACGCAAGCCCGCCGAAGTGGTGATGCAATAGCCTTGCAAGGAGTCTGCGCGGCGGTTACTTCGGAGGGGTCAGAGGCGCAAAAGTGTGTCAAACCTCTGCGAATCTGTGTCAGACCGGGCGCGAGTTACTTCCAGCTAGTAGCCCCGGGCCTGGACCTTAGCCCCTCCCCTGGCCTCCGCAACAAGT